GCGCTTCATAAACAAAGCAACTGCCCCCGGCTTAACGATGTACGCAACATTGTTAGTCGCAATCTTGTTGGTGACTACGACAACACAGCCGTAAATCATACCGACCGCACCTGCAATCATCATATTGGCAGATACCTCAGAAGCAGGTAGCCAATCCACAGAAGCACGGATTGCGGCGTAAGAAGCGGGGCTGACGAATAGGTACTTATCACCCTCGTAGTCCTCACCCAGCTTAATAAGAGCAAGATTGACCTCTGCCGGAGTGACTGTCACAACAGGATGGATATATGTTGCGTTGGCGAGAGCCGCCAGAACATCATTATCCACCTTGCTTGCGATAGAAACGGTAAGCTGTTTACCAATCTCACCAACGGGGTCACCGTAGCCGGACAGAGCCGCTTCATCGGAGATAGTTGCACCCTTACCGATTTTCTTTACCTTTACCGCCTGTGTAGAAGCGGTTAGTTCGGAAACGGAAATGTTTGCGAGTTCCGCAACATCGGCAGCATCGCCAATATATGCGTACTGAGGGAGCGTGACGGTATCGCCTGCTCGACCTACTAGAGTATTGTCCACCTTACAGAGCGGGGTGAACTTCATTTCATTGACCAGCTTTCGCTCAATCATATCCGCAAGAACCTGCGGATTGATAATACTGGACAGAATAGTTTCGTTAGCCATTATTCAAGACCTCCTGTAAATTCGTTATATAGTTCGGGCTGTTCGTTGAACACTTTAAGCCGTTCGGTGTAGCCCATAGCATCGAACTGCTCCTGTGTAATTCCTTTACCACCGTCTCCACCGGGGGCGGGCTTAGGGGTTTCTCTCAGAACATCGGCACGGATTTTCTTTTCTAGATTTTCCATGTGCTTTTTCTGATTGGTAAACACCTTTTCGAGTTCACCGTTCGCCATAGCTTCAGCGGTTTCATCTGCCAGCTTATCGTCATAGCCGATACCCAACAGCTTTGCCTTATTCTCTGATACCGTGACCTTTTGCAGAAGCGCATTGTAGTCACTCTGCAACTTCTCCCTATCTTCGGCATCTTTCAGCTTCGCCACTTCGTCCTCAGTCAGCTTTGTTCTGAGTTGCTTTTTCAGTTCAGCCGCTTCGGAGTTGCTCTTTGAAACAGCCGCTTTCAGCCTTTCGATTTCGGTGTTGTCGGTAGGAAGTTCGACAGCGGCAAGAGCCGTTTCGATTTCCGTAAGTGTCATACCCTCTTTGTAGGTATCACCCAACAGTGCTTTAATGTCCATTTGAAATCCTCCTGCGTTTTATAGACTTCCCTGTCTTTGTTTTCCGTTTTTAGGTCTTGTCTTGACCTTGCGTTTATTTACCCTTAGTTCCCTCTAAGCTATCTTAAACGGACAAACCGCTTAAAATCATTCGTTACCATTCGCGGGTGGATTGGTCTGAGCCAGTTGTGCCGCCTGTTCCATCTGCTCATCGTAATATGTTTTACTGATGGTATAAGCATTTTCTGCATCAACGAAAAGACCGCAATGCTTAAACGCCAACAGGGGATGTATTTTCGGCTGTTGGAGCATCGACACAAGCACTTGGCTCTTGCTCTGAATGTTCTCATAATTTCTACGAGAGAACTGCATACCCACATCTTTGACACGGATATTCACAGAACCCATATCACGACAAATGCGGAGAACCAGTTTGAGCATTTCCTGTTCGGACTTTTTGAACATAAGTTCGCTGTCCTTTGCTCTCGCTTCGGCAAGTGACCAACCATCTCGTAAGAGAACCGCTGAGCCTGTGTCACTGGTAGAAGAGCCTCCGTTACGGTTAGGCATACCGCAAATTGTAAGCACGGTCTGGTACATATAATCGACCATTGTTTGTGTCTGGTCTTGATTAAGTTCGTTAGATACAATACCCACATCAGCCTGTGCGCCATCAGTAGACTTGACCTTGATAGCACCCATTTCTTTCAGTTCAGAAAAATCTTCCGCGCTGATGTCGCAGTTTACGAACTTGATAAAAGCCTGTATGAACTGCTCCATACCGTCAAGACGGTTGCTTGCAACACTGTTGATAGAGTCCAATAGGGGCAGAACAATTTCAAACGAGCCAAGCCGTGCGTTATTTGCGGGGTACTCAAAAATGGGTACAACACCGAGTGCATGGGGCTTACTCTCAATAACCTTTGTGTCCTTAACTTTCCAAAAGTGGTTTTTGGAATAAATAGAGAAAGTATGAATACCCATCTCGTCTGTGCTGTACTTAACACCGAAAATCGCTTTATTGCCGATGTCGTTTGCATACACCACAAAACTCTCACGAGGGTCGAGCGTGTACATCTCGAATGGTGCATCGTCCAAGTCAATCGGCTCATCGGGAAGAACCAGTCTGAACGCAGTACCACAAATCATCTGCCACTCGACAATCTCTTTGTCTTGAGTGGCTTTGTTCTCACTGTACATCAACTCATTCAGCCGGGATATTGACATTGTAACGGTATCATCGCCTCTACGCCCGACATACTGAATGGGTTCACCACACAGATAGCCAACTTTGAATGAAACAATCTCATTCGCTCTATTTTCCACAATGCGATTGCAGATTTCGGGGCGAACCTGTTTTGTGCGTCCCAGAACGGGCTGTTTGCCACGGTAATAGTCCCACAAGTAGATGATTTCGCTACGATTTAGACGGTGAATGTTCATCGCCTTGTCCAGTTCGGAAATGATATTTGCATCGGTGATTACCGTAGCGTCCGTTGTAATGACTTTTCTGCCGTACATCTCTTTCGCGCTCAACAATATCCCTCCCGTATTCCAAAAATAGAAAAAGTGCGTTATTGTTTGTGTAAAAACACTTGCGATAACGCACCCACATAATTATTCTATTATTACATTTACAGTATATCACATATCTTGTGGTTGTCAACAGAAAATAACACAAATTGTTGTGTTTCTTCTTGCTTTCAACTCACCTTACCAAAGGAGAGTCAACGATAATCACCAAGGGCGGCGAAAAACCTCCACTCTTGCTCCTCCCAAACTGTCAATATAATCCACCAACATTGCGATTGCGTCCGGAACATCATCGTGCTTATTCTTTCCTGCCATAGTATATCCACAAAGCATGTCCATAGCTTTGCGATACTCGTTGTGACCCTTACAATAGTTCTTGTCCTTGAAAAGAAAATGTTCTTTAACATATCCCGAAGAAACAATAATACGAGTTTCCTTGTTTACCGTTGTAAATTTAGTTGTTATTTTTGTAATGCCGCCCTTCTTCCTTACTTCATCCTGCACCTTTTGCGCAACTCTACCACCAGCGGAATTTGACTCGAACCGGGCAGAACGGACATGATGTTTTAGAAGTCTTTCAACGAGTCGGGCTTCCACGACATCGGGGTTACTATTGTCGCACACAAAATCTTCGATAAAGAATCGTTGCCCATACTGATAGACAATCGGCATTACACAAAAATCTGTTCCTCTATCTTTTGTGTCGCACACTGCAATCACAGCGTCAGGGTCTGTGTCGGGAAGTTCAAAATATCTCTGCAATTCATCCTCTTGATATAAAATTCCGTCTCGCTCAATAGGCTGATTCATATATAGAGCTTTCCAGCTCACATCGTCCATAATGTCTCTCTGCTCTTTGTAGAAGTTCGTATTGAACCCTACACCGTAGGCATAATCGAAATTCGATTCGTCATGTTCGTTCATTGCCGGTACGACAATGAATTTTGCCCTGTCGGAATCCCCATACTGATTCTCAAGCCGCCCAATAACATCGTGGACAGACCAGCGAGTAGCAATATGAAGCTCCTTACACTTGTCACCGATTTTTCGCTGTCGAAGGTCAGTGGTGTATGTCTCCCATAATTTATCGAGACGCTCCTTTGAGAGTGCAACTTCGATACCGCTTACTAAATCGTCACAGTAGAGAAGGGTAGCAGCACGATACAGACCAGCGTTACCAGTACCGATAGATGTAAATTCCAATGTCTCAAAACGCTTACGCTTTCCGAGGTCGATTCGACAATCTTTCGCATTGGTGTTTACCACATTCACGAGAGGGAATACATCGTGCCACAGATAGTCACCGTCTTTATCCATAATTCGCAGACATTCATCGTACACCCCTCGCACAAAGCTGTTCGAGTGAGAGCCTGTCAACATGGGTTCGTCCGGGATTCTCCCAGCGAGATAAGTTAGATAGAAAATGGCGAGAGTAGTCTTACCGCAACCTGGAGGGAGAGATACTGCAAGCAAGTCCAGCTTATCGTCCACCAAATCTTGCAGTGCTTCAACGACAGGGCGAAGGGCGGGTCTACGAGGAGGATAGAACTTCTTCTCCGGGCCTCTGTTCCACTCGATGTAGAGAACATAACTCTCAAAATCGTGAGGTGCTGCAACAAGTAGTACGGATTTATGAAGCGAGTACATCTTTCTCATTTTATCTATATCCTCGATGGTTGGTATGACTTCCTCCAACCTATCTGATAATTTTTTCAAATATTCAACAGCAAGCGGAACATCTGTTTTCATACACTCACGACAAGAATCTTTCAAGTCTTGATAAGTATTATACTCAGTACCATCAGAAACGAGAGAGTATATAGCTTGCAATAACTCACGCATGACTTCCCTCCGTTATACTCAATCCTTTTGATGTAAACATTAGGTTTACTCTATTTGTTTTATTATCAAAAACAGATATATCGTAAAATCCTGTTCTCTTTTTCTTGCCTACACCGCCTATTTGCTCATAATGAATGGTATGATTTCCTTCGCTTACGTTTATGCTGATTGCTGAACCATTCGTTAATGTATATGTTTGAAAGTTATCAACTCTTACATTAAGTGAAATAGCAGAACCACATTGATTTTTACACCTGTTTATGATAAGCGCAGTGTTTCCTGTTACATTCGTCTGTTCAACCTTTGATATAGGTTCTATAACTACCGGTTGCTCTTGCGGATTGAAAGATGTTCCACAGGTTTGACATACTGCTATTGATTCGTGCAGTGTCGGCATTAGTGCTTTTAATATAGCACCTATCGCCAATCCAATCGAAAGACCGAATACTAAACCCATGACACCTAACAACATCAAGCCTATTCCTCCAAAGAACATAACACAGCCTGTCATTATTGGATTTTTGCTGTTTTTGACTTGTATTTGAACGTTATTCGACTTGCAATTAGGACAAATCATAAT